GTTTAAATCTAAGTCTAACTTTAATAACAAATTATGAAACAGTTTGAAACCGTTCGAATTCAGAAACCGAAATCTTCAGTTTTTGATTTGAGTCATGAGAATAAGCTAACGATGGACATGGCTAAGCTTGTTCCAGTTTTTTTACAAGAAACTATCCCCGGCGATAAGTTTAGAGTAAACACTGAGTGTTTGCTCAGATTTCAACCGTTGTTAGCCCCGATCATGCACAGGGTTAATGTTTATGTTCATTTCTTTTTCGTTCCCAATCGTTTAATATGGGATGACTGGAAAGACTTTATTACGGGCGGAAAGCTCGGCACATTAGAGCCAAACCATCCGAAGCTAACTGGTACGGGCAATGAGGCCGTTGAAGCTTTTGGTCTAAATTCTTTGGGTGATTATCTTGGAATCCCCGTTAAAAATTATGTTGCGGATGGAGAACAAATTACTCCAGTTAGCCAGCTTCCTTTTAGAGCGTATCAGCTTATCTATAATGAATACTATCGCGACCAGAATATGGAGGATGAGATAGTCATTCCTAAGGGTTCTCTTGACTATGTAGTTTCTTCTGAATTTGGTCAAAGGCTACATCTGATTCGTACGCGTTCTTGGGAAAAAGATTATTTCACTTCTTGCTTGCCTACCGCTCAGAGAGGCGCAGCCGTTAAACTTCCGTTGATTGGCACAGTTGATGTTAGCGGGCATGCATTGTTTAAAAAAGAGTCTGATGGTACAAATCCTGACGCTGGAAATACTAAATTTCTTGGCGCTTCAGATCGTCTGAGCGATGCGAATAGTAATCTCCTTGAGGTTGTTGGGGGGCTTACTGGTGAACTTGATGAAGCTACTGCCACTACTATTAGTGAGTTACGTACAGCTTTCTCGCTTCAGCGATGGATGGAGAAAATGATGCGCGGGGGCGCTCGTTATATTGAGCAGATTAAGATGATGTTTGGCGTTACATCTTCAGATGCTAGACTTCAGCGTCCAGAATATCTTGGTGGTGGAAAACTTCCAGTTGCTATATCTGAAGTGCTTCAAACCTCTGAAACGAATACTACTGCTCAAGGCAATATGTCTGGCCATGCAGTTTCAGCTGGTATGGCTACTGGATTTTCGAAATTCTTCGAAGAGCATGGTTTTGTCATCGGAATTATTTCAGTGCTACCACGTACGGCCTACATGCAGGGACTTCCTCGAATTTTTTCAAAATTCGATAGGTTTGATTACTTCTGGCCAGATTTCGCGCATATCGGCGAGCAGCCAGTGTTTAACCGAGAGTTATTTGTTAGCAATGACGATAATGACGAGGAAACATTTGGCTATCAGCCTCGATACTCAGAATATCGCTATATGTATGACCACGTTCATGGTGATTTTCGTGATACGTTGAAATTTTGGCATATGGCTCGCGAGTTTAATGAGTTACCGTTACTTGGTAAAAACTTCACTATGGCTAATCCTACTACTCGTATATATCCTGTTGAAGATTTAAGGTTTAAAAAGTTGATTGTGCAACTTTACTTCAACTTCAGAGCTATTCGACCAATTCCTAAGTTTGGTGACCCAGTTTAAATTCATTATGAATGATAAATTACAATCCTCTAACTTTGAGGAAGTTGAGAGGGCTTTTGAGAGCAATGCGTTAGCTTTGCCCGAAAAAAGACCTCAAGCCCGCGGCAGGCGGCGTAGTAGAAAAAATAGTATTAATCAGTTAAATTTTCCGTGGTATGATTCAAATTGTAAAGCCGAAGAACAGTTACGAGTTCGATGTAGATTTTCCTACTGGAGAGACGTTTAAAGGTTTAGTGTCTTTGACCGTTCCAGATCAATCACTCACCGTTCGTGAGATTCTTGTTCGATTTGCCAACCACCAACCTGTTGATGGCGATAGATCTTATTATTATGATGGCTATGATTCTTTTGACGATGCAGATCCTACGGCTAGTCCTGATTTTGATTTAGCTGACGCCACGCATTTGGCGCAGCAAGTCGTTCAGGAGGCTGACAGACGCAAGGCTAAGGCCAAGGCGATTAGCGAAGAAGCGCAGCGAAGAGTAGCGGATGAGCAAAAAGCCGCAGCCGAAGCCGCTGCAAAGTCAGCCGATTCTTCTGCTGAAACTACAGAGTAGTTCAGCTTGTTTGTATTAAGAACCCACCTTGTGTGGGTTTTTTTATGTTATTATCTATGTAAATAGTTATATATCAGCAAGTTAAGTCTGAGGTGATGACCTGCTTTGTGGTCATCGCTCAGACGGTCAGACACTTGCTGATTTTGGCACTAATGTTGTACTTGATAATATTAGTGCTAGGTGACACCTTATTTAAAATAGTTGTGAATTTATTTGCAATTATTATTTATTTGTTATATATTTGTTCATCGTTCTTTGACATGTCTGTCAGTTTTAACCTTTAAAAATTTATTGTTATGCCTATTGGTGTTGGCGCTGCCATTCTTGGCAGTTCAATTATTGGTGGCGGTTTATCGTCTTTAGGACAATTTTCCGCTAATTCGTCTAACCTCAAGATTGCTCGTGAGAATAGGCAGTGGAATCTTGAGCAGTGGAATCGCGAGAATGCGTATAATACTCCGCAGGCTCAAATGCAGCGATACGTTGATGCTGGCTTGAACCCCAATCTTATTTATGGTAGTGGTTCAGCCAGTTCCGGCAATGCTGGCGCAGTTCCTTCCTCTCCGATACCTCATGTAGAGTCTGTTATGAAAGGGATAGATCCTTCGACGTTTATGTCTATGTTATCTGCTTATCAACAGATTAAGCAATCAGAGGCTACTGTTGATTTGACCCAGAAAAACGCTGATTTAGTTACGCAAAAGACTATTAATGAGGCTATTCTTTCGAATACCTTGGAATCTACTGCTGGTATAAAAGCTCTTGAGTTTGAAAAGAATTCTCGTTTGCTTAATACTCAAGTATCTACATCTGAGGAAAATCTTAGAAAATTACAGAATGTCAATAAAGACATTATGTATAAGATTAATTCACTTAATCCTGCTAACCTTCGTCGTGTTGATTTAAGTAATGCTGAATCTGTTCAGCGTATAAACGAGTTAAATCCTGCGTTGATGCAGCTTCGTCAAGTTGAAACTCAGCTTAAACGACTTGACTACGATATGAATTCAGGCCTTAAGCCTTACGGCGTTACGTCTTCTGATAATGTACTCTTACGTATGATTCTGAAGGCCTTTGCTGGCAATAAGGAAGAGTTTAATCCGTATGATTATTAACTTTAAAAATTATTAGTTATGTTTAAAAGACGTGGTAGTTTTAAAAGAAGAGGATTTCGTAAATCTTCTCGAGGTTTTCGCCGTGGTAGGCGTGGAAAGCCTCAGTATGTAAAGGTTTCCCGTGGTGGCATTCGTTTATGATATGCCCGAAACCGATGTCGTTACCCCGGCCAAACGGTCGGGGTTCTCGCGATAGAATAGTAGTTCCGTGCGGAAAATGTCCCGCATGCTTAGCCAATCGCAGGGATGAATGGATAACGAGGTTAGTTGAAGAGGCTAAAGACCACGATAAAATGATATTTTTAACTTTAACCTATGAAGACAATAATCTTACTTATGGTGAAGCTTCTCCAACCCTTGTTAAATCTGATGTTCAGAAGTTTCTTAAGCGATTTCGCAAAAAAATTGGGCGAAAAATTCGCTACTATTGTGTCGGCGAGTATGGAACAACGACCTATCGTCCTCATTATCACTTCATTATGTTTAATGTGGATGATACTGATTATGACAGCTTACTTATTAGCTGGTGGCTTGGAAATATTGAAGTAGGAACAGTGACTATTCGTTCAATTAGCTATGTTTGTAAGTTTCATGTTAACAAATCTAGTGCTCCACGTGGAACGCTGCCGTCGTTCACGTTGATGTCTACCAAGCCCGCTATTGGCGCTGGTTATGTAACTAGAATGGCTGATTATCATTCGGCCTCTGTAGATAGGGCTTACTACTCAGATTATAACATTAAGAAGCATCTTCCTCGTTATTTTAAAAACAAATTATACAGCAAGGAAGAGCGTGAGGAGATTGCTCTTCGTTGTGTTGATTCTACTTATGATGCTTCTGTAGTTGATTCTAAACCTGATTACTTCAGGGATAGATATTATCGTATAAAGGCCTATGAGGCTAAATTTAAATCTAAGTCTAACTTTAATAACAAATTATGAAACAGTTTGAAAACGTTCGTATTCAAAAACCGAAATCTTCAGTTTTTGATTTGAGTCATGAGAATAAGCTAACGATGGACATGGCTAAGCTTGTTCCGGTTTTTTTACAAGAAACTATACCCGGTGATAAATTTCGAGTAAACACTGAGTGTTTACTTAGATTTCAGCCGTTGTTAGCCCCGATCATGCACAGGGTTAATGTTTATGTTCATTTCTTTTTCGTCCCAAATCGGCTAATCTGGGATGAATGGAAAGACTTTATTACGGGCGGAAAGCTCGGCACATTAGAGCCAAACCATCCGAAGCTAACTGGTACGGGCAATGAGGCCGTTGAAGCTTTTGGTCTTAACTCTTTGGCTGATTATTTGGGTATCCCTGTTAAA